AGCGGAGTTGATTGTAATTGATATAAAGATTATGGTATTATTATAATAGCGATATTTGGTATATATCATATAGGCAAGACCTGAGACGGGTCGTATAGGTGTCGAGAGCGCACAAAAAAGGTGGCCCAGGTAGTGCGCGATAACCGGAAAGTTTAGAATCTCTTCTCATTTACCGGTAGCCTTGCCTTGGACTTATGTGGCATTATTTCTCCCTTTAAGGACTTATTCGTTAAGAGTAAGTTCTTTTTTTATTAAAACGGTATTTGTGTTTAAGAAAGAATAGGAAATAAGTATTTTTGCATGTTTCCTAGATGTGTGAAGCAGGTGGTGCAGTGAGGCTTTACAAAACTAAGAGATGGGAACGTAAGAGAGCTGCTGTCCTTAGGCGTGATGAGTATCTGTGCCAGGAGTGTAAGAGGTATGGCAAGACTGTACAGGCCAACACAGTACATCACATCTATCCATTGGAGGATTATCCAGAGTTAGCACTGGTTGGCGATAACTTGATTAGCTTATGCAATGCGTGTCACGAGAGGATGCACGACAGGATGACGGGAGAGGTTACAGAACTTGGTAGGCAGTGGCAGGAAAGAAGACGAGCTGAGTTCGAGAAGTTCTACGCTGACCGGGAGTAATCCCCCCTCCCAAATGGATTTTTAAACGACTGCGGGAGACCGGCGCGTGGGAACTCTTTCCAAGTGCGCGAGTTTTTTTGAAAGTGGGGTGATGAGCTTGGCGAGGAAGAAAAACACTATCAGAAACCAAGTAAAAAAACATATGGAAGAGCTTGGAGTATATAAACCAGAATACAAAACTACCATAGATATATTTGTAGATATGTTGCACCAGTATGAAGTATTCATGGAGCAGTTTGAAGCCAGCGGATACAAAGTAGAAGAAGAATACACCAACAAAGCTGGAGCTACTAACATGAGAAAAACTCCACTGTTGACAGCTATAGAAAAACTTAGAGTAGATATTGCTACATACTCTAATATGCTATGTTTAAACCCTAGGGCCTTAGAAAAAGTAACGGCAGAAAAACAAAGTGGTTCAAAGCTTGCGAGCGTGTTGAGCGAGCTTGATAAAAAATGAAAAAATACAAAAATTATGATGTGGTAATGGAGTATGTAGACAATATACTAACAGGGAAGAAGATTGCCTGTAGAGAAACTATCCAGGCCTGCGAGCGATTTAAAAAAGATTTAAAAAACCCTATTTATGATTTCAACCCTAAGGATGCAGAGTTTGTCATTCAGATAATAGAAAAAACCTTTGTGCATGACAAAGGACAAAGATTAGACGGCACTCCGTTAAGAGGAGAGCCGTTTTTATTAGAGCCGTGGCAGAAATTTATTATTTATAATATCCTAGGTTTTTTTCATAAAGGCACGATCATAAGAAGGTTTAAAGAAGCCTTTATAAAGGTTCCGCGCAAGAACGGAAAAACTAGAATGGCTGCAGCATTGGCCTGGGCATTGGCTTTATTAGAAAGACTATCTGGCTCTACAGTTTATATAGTGGGTGCGGCATTGAGGCAAGCTAGCCAGTCATTTGATTATATTGTGTTTAATCTTGACCAGATGGGTGAAAAGGAAAACTTCAGGATTAGAAACAACAATCAGGAAAAATCTATTGTAGGCGAAATAGGAAAAGGCAGTATTCATATTGAGGCCCTGGCAGCAAATCCAGATGCCCAGGATAGTTTGAACTGTAACGTGGCTATAGCTGATGAACTACATGCCTATAAATCCCCAAAACAGTACAATGTTATCAAAGAAGCCATGAAAGCATATACAAATAAGTTGATGATAGGTATTACCACGGCCGGGGATAACATGAACTCTTTTTGCTATAACCGGCTGAAGTACTGCCAGAAAATCTTGGATGGCACCGTAAAAGACGAACAATACTTCGTTTTTATCACTAAAGCCGATGAAAAAGAGGACGGTAGTGTCGATTATACTAACCCGATTGAACACGAAAAAGCTAATCCGAATTATGGCGTGACTATCCGGCCAGAGGACATCATGAATGATGCTCTCCAGGCCCAAAACGACCCACAGCAGCGCAAAGACTTTCTGGCGAAGTCGCTAAACATATACACAAGTGCAATGAAGTCATACTTCAACATTGATGAATTTAGGGCTAGTGATAGGAGATATAATTGGACCATAGAGGAACTGGCTAAATTACCGATTAAATGGTATGGTGGTGCAGACCTATCCAAAATGCACGACTTAACTGCAGCGGCACTATATGGTACCTATAACGATATAGATATAGCAATAACCCATGCATGGTTTCCTATAGTAGCAGCGCATACAAAAGCCGAAGAGGATAACATTCCGCTTTTTGGCTGGCAAGATGATGGATGGCTTACTATGTGCAATACGCCAACCATAAACTATGACGATGTAATCAAATGGTTTGTAGAAATGCGGGACAAAGGCTTTATAATCGACCAAATTGGTTTTGACAGGAAATTTGGTAGAGAATTCTTTCTTGGTATGAAAATGCACAGGTTCAGGATAGAAGATACTCCACAACTTTATTACTTGAAATCGGAAGGTTTTAGAAGAATAGAGAAAAAAGTAAAAGATGGTAAATTTTATTATCTGCATTCAGAGGCATTTGAATACTGTGTGCAAAACGTAAGAGCAATAGAGCAAACTGACGATGCGGTAAAATATGAAAAAGTAGAACCTACACAAAGGATAGATATATTTGACGCAACAGTATTTGCAGCAATGCAAATGTTAAAGAGTATGCAAAAAAGTGAATTGGCCAGAAAATGGCTGAAAGGCGGTGAGTAGATGGGATGGTTTAAAAATATGAGAGATAAGATAAAAACAAGAACTGAACCCGATTATATTGGTTTATTCATGGCTGGCGAAGATATATCAATACTTACAGGATATACAAAACTATCCGACAATCCAGAAGTAAAAATAGCTGTTAGTAAAATAGCAGACCTTATATCTTCTATGACTATATATTTGATGCAAAACACAGAAGATGGAGATATAAGGATTAGAAATGAATTGTCTAGGAAAATTGATATTAACCCTTACAGCCTGATGACAAGAAAAGCATGGATGTATAACATAGTTTATACAATGTTATTAGAAGGAGAAGGCAATGCGGTTGTATATCCAAAGATGAGAGAGGGGTTAATAGATGAGTTAATACCGCTTAATCCTCATTCTATATCATTTGTCGATACCGAAGACGGATACAATATCATTTACAAAGGGCAGACATACAGGTATGACGAAGTATTGCACTTTACAATCAATCCCAATCCATTGCGTCCGTGGATAGGAACAGGCTATAAAGTGGCAATAAAAGACATAGTAGACAACCTAAAACAGGCCACAGCAACGAAAAAGGCCTTTATGAGCGGGAAATACATGCCGTCTCTAATTGTAAAAGTTGATGCTATGACAGCAGAATTGGCAAGCGAAGAAGGTAGAAATGAGGTATTTAAGAAATACCTAGAAACGACAAAAGCAGGCCGACCCTGGATAATTCCTGCTGAAATGCTAGATGTAGAGCAGATAAAACCGTTGAGTTTAAAAGATATAGCAATAAACGAGGCAGTAGAACTTGATAAACGAACAATAGCAGGTATATTTGGAGTGCCTGCTTTTATGCTGGGTGTTGGCGAGTACAACAAAGAGGAGTATAACAACTTTATTAATTCTACAATTCTCCCACTAGCTAAAGGGATTGAACAGGAGTTAACAAGAAAACTTTTATACAGTCCAGATTTATATTTTAAATTTAATCCGCGTTCGCTTTATGCATATGACTTAAAAGAATTAGCGGAAATGGGCAGTAATTTATATGTAAAAGGGATTGTTACAGGAAACGAAGTAAGAGATTTAATTGGTTTTAGTCCTAAAGAAGGTCTAAGTGAATTAATATTATTAGAAAATTATATTAAGTTGGAGGATATAGGAAATCAAAATAAGTTATCTAAAAAAGACTAGATATAAAAAGCCTGCTATTTTTTAGCAGACTTTTTATATTCTTTAAAGGAGGTGATGAAATGCAAACTAGAGAAATGTATTTTAAAACAGATTTTAAGGTTAGGCAAGAAGAACAAAACAGATATATAGAGGGTTACTTTATAAGATTTAACGAAGAGACTGAATTATGGCCAGGCGTATATGAAGAAGTGGTTCCTGAAGCAGTTGTAAACAGCCTAAAAAATAACGATATAAGGTGTTTATTCAATCATGACACAAGTATTGTGTTAGGTCGAACAGGCAACGGAACACTTGAACTAAAAGCAGATGAAAAAGGTGTATATGGTAGAGTAAAAATAAACCAAAACGACAAGCAAGCCATGGATATTCTAGCAAGAATAGAAAGAGGAGACATAAACGCTTGTAGTTTTGGCTTTAATATTATCAAAGAAGAGACAGAGAATAGAGAAGATGGAACAGTTAAGTTTATTTTGAGGGAAATTGACTTAAAAGAAGTGTCTCCAGTAACATTTCCTGCTTATCCAACTACTTCTATAAGCGCTAGAAAAAAAGATTATGAGCAATACAAACAAAAACAACTTGAATTAAGAAAAAATAAATTGAAAGAGAGGTTGAGGAATATATGTTAAGACAATTAATGATAAGCAAAAAAATTGAACAGAGGAAAGTAGAGCTTGCCGAGTTGCAGGCAAAAGAAGAAGATTTAAAAACCAGAGAAGCCGAACTTGAGCAGGCATTAGATGAGGCTAAAACAGACGAAGAGTTGAATGCAGTAGAGGAAGAAGTAAGCAAGCTTGAAGATGAAAAGAAAGAGTTGGATGAAAAGAAATCTCAGCTAGAAAGCGAGATTGCTGAGCTGGAAAGTGAGCTTGAAGAGCTGAACAGCAAAGAGCCTAAAAACGACAAAAGAGATTCAAAAAAAATGGAAAGGAGAAATGAGAATATGAACAGAATGCAAGTAAGGGAATTACTTAGAACAGGGGAATACTATGAAAGGGAAGAAGTCAGAGAATTTTATGAAAAATTCAGGAACTTAAGAGCTGTAACAGGCGGAGAACTAACGATTCCAGACATTGTAGTAAACAGAATTATGGACATTATGGGTGATTACACAACTCTTTACCCATTGGTAGACAAAATTCAGGTAAAGGGGACCACTAGAATACTTGTAGATACAGACACTGCTCCAGCAACATGGATTGAACAAAGCGCAGCCATTCCTTCTGGGGATGTGGGAACAATTACAAATATTGACTTTGATGGTTTTAAAGTAGGTAAAGTTACCTTCGTTGATAACTACCTATTGCAAGACAGTATTATTAATCTTGATAACTATGTAACTAACAAAATCGCAAGAGCTATTGCAAAAGCATTAGATGCAGCTATATTAAATGGAACTGGTACAGCAAACAAACAACCTTTAGGAATTATAACTAGATTAGAGGACAATACAGCAAGTCCTGATTTATCAACTTCAAATGTAGTTGAAGTTGCAGCAGATGAGAACTTACTTAAAAACCTTGTAAAAAAGGTTGGATTGATTGACACAGGAGAGGACAGCGTAGGTGAAATTGTAGCAGTTATGAAGCGTTCAACTTATTACAACAGACTTGTGGAATACAGCATACAAGTTGACAGCAACGGTAACGTAGTAGGAAAATTACCAAACCTAAGACAGCCTGATTTAGTAGGACTTAGAGTAGTGTTCAATAACAACCTTGATGATGATACAGTATTATTCGGTGATTTTTCAAAATACACACTTGTGGAAAGAGAAAATATTACTATCGACAACTCTATACATGTAAAATTTGCAGAAGACCAGACAGCATTTAGAGGAAAAGGCAGATTTGACGGTAAACCAGTTAAGCCTGAGGCATTCGTCCTTGTAACTATCGAAGATGCTCCTGAACCTGAAGAAGCCTAAGGAGTTGAATTAAATGAAAGTAAAGGTTTTAAGGAAATTTAGAGACAAATATACAAAAGAAATATACGAAACTGGGCAGATAATAGATATAACTCATGAGCGGTATGAGGAAATAAACTCTACCGCTCATGGTATTTTAGTAGAGCCCATAGCAGTAGACCTGGAAAATATGACAAAAGCAGAACTGCTGGAATACGCGGAGGCAAAAGGAATCGAAGGGCTGAACAATAGAATGACTAAAGCAGAAATAATCGCCGCCCTTGAGGGGTGATGTAATGAATACAGAAACAGTATTACAATTGGTTAAAGCAAGGCTCGGAATTACAACTAACGTCAGAGATTCGTATATCGAGGCAATCGTACAAGGGGTAATAACAGAATTGGAGGACGCGCAAGGGTTAGTGCTTGATGATGCTAACCCTTATCATTTGATGTTTGTGGTAGATTATTCTACATGGCGGTATCAGAACAGAGACAGTGAAGGCGCTATGCCAAGACATTTACAGTTCAGGCTTCACAATTTGATGATTCACGCAAATAAAGAAAGTGATGACAATGACATATGACCATGAATTAATTTTAATTGGGCATATTTACGAAGAAGACGAGTGGGGTAATCAGGTTCCAGTTGAGGTCAGAAAACCGGTGCTGTGTAATGTGAAATCTATCGGTAGGAATGAATTTTACAATGCAGCTATGACCGGGCTAAAGCCTTCAATTATTTTTGTAATACATGGTTACGAGTATGAAGGCGAGCAAGAAGTAGAATTTGAAGGCGAAATATATAAAGTCATAAGAACGTATGCAACAGGTTTTGAGGAGATAGAGCTAACTTGTGAGAAGGTGGCTGCAAATGGCTAAAAAAGTAAGTATCGATAATCTAACTGCTGAAATAACTCAGGCGATACAGCAATATACAGAAGACGTTAGCAAAGCAATAGAGGCGGAAGTAAACAATACTGCTAGAACAGTTTTAAACGAAGTAAAAGCAAATTCTCCAGTAAAGACAGGAGAATATAAAAAAGGCTGGGCCAGAAAGAAGAG